TTGCGAACGTCGCGCCACTCGCCCTTTTTGAGCATTTCCATCTTTTCGGCATCGTTCAGAACCGCGCCGCACGCCTGGCACACGTAGAACGCGCACTCGGCACGGTCGGCATCCGTCATGCCGTCCTCCTTGCCCGGCCACTTGATCTGCGCGAATTTCAGCTCGATGTGCTCGCCGCAGTGCGGACACGGCACAAAATAGTGACGCTCCACATCTGCCTCTTCTTTCGCTTTCCAGATATGACCGGTTCGCAGGGTCGGAGTAGAGCACATATAGATTTTGCGGTTCGAGAACGTCTTGGTGCGCTCGGTGGCAAGGCTGATCGGGTCGGCCTCCTGCCTGCTGGCTCCGGGGTACTTGTCTACCTCATCGAAAAACAGAAAACGGATCGGCTTAGATGCCAACCCGCTCGCGGAGTTTGAGCCTGTCAGGCTGATATACATTTGATCGAACTGCAGTTCCAGCTTGGTGCTGCCCTTGGCGCGGAATTTGTGCCGCAGCTCCGGGCACGCCTTTATCATCGGGCGGATACGGTTGTCCGAGGTAAATTCGGCCAGCTCATCCGTCGGATAGACGATCAGCGTCGGTGCTGCGTCCTGCGCGACCACATAGCCGAGCATATTGTTCAGCGCCTCGGTGCCGCCGACCTGTGTCGGCTTGCAGAACACGATCTTCTCGGTTTCCCAGTTCGTGAATTCGTCCATGATGCCCGTGAGATACGGTGTCATGTCGTTTCGCCACGGTCCGGGCATATGCGAGGAACGGTCGTCAAGGATGCGCGAACGCTCTGCCCACTGGCTGACCGTGATGTCGTCTGGCGGCCGCAGCGTTTCCAGCGCCGCATGAATGTAGTCCGGAACTGCATACCGCCGAAAGGTGTATTTGCGCTTTCTCGGTGCCATCAGGAACTATCCTCCACGGTTTCCTGCTTACCGGCAACGACAAAAGCATTCAGCATGGTGTTCACCTCTTTGGAGAGGTCCTTTTCCACGCCGCGCACGGTAACAGGGTCGGCATAGCCGCCGATCATGCCGCCGACACGGTTCGGAATGGCAAGCACAAACTTTTTCAGCTGCACGAAGAACCGCTGGTAGTCCAGCTGGACTTCCTCGACGGAAATATACTTGCCGGACGCAATCTCGGTCTTGAGGCGGTGCAGCTCGCCCTGTGATTCCTTGAGCGCGATCTCTGCCTTGAGCTTCTTTTCCTTGAGGGCAAGCTCCTTGTCCGAGCGGGATTTGCCGTAGGCTTTGTCACTCAGATACTTGATGTAGTCCGTGATGGTTGGCAGCAGGTCGAACATACGGCCTGCGTGACCGGGTATCTTCTCGGACTTGATGATGCCCTCCTGCACAAGCTGCTGCACGCGGCGCACGCTGACGCCGAACACGGCTGCGATCTCCTCCGGTCGTTTCCAATCTTCGCTCATAACCTGCGCCTCCCTTCTCAAAATTCCCATACTAATGTTCGTTTTGTAGCGAAATACCTAAATTTTTTCTCGTTTTTTGGACAAAAAACCCGGGCCTCTTTAGCCCCGCTGCCCGCTGACCCCCGGGAAGTACCTTGCGCCTGCCCTGACACCCTTTTCACCGCTTTCGATATGTGCGGCGGCTTGGTTTGTCTGCGACAGTGGGCGCGGTGTCTGGCCAGGTGGGACGCGATGGCCTGTGCCCTCTGCCATGCAGCGAGCCGAGAACATTTGAGCAGGTAAAGGAGAACAACCATAGCGGCCTATCTGTCACTCGCTGCATGACACGGGACACAGAGCAAAAGAAAAGGAAGACTGCGTTCAGCCTTCCTCTTGTATGGTGACATGGGTGCCGCTCTCACGTTCCCTCATGCCCTTGTTGCTACGATACTATCGTACCACAGGTGAATGTCCGATTGTGTCCGGAGTTGTCCGGAATTTGCAGGGCATCATGGATACCCCGCCCTTATCATAGGGCCACCCTGAAATTGCAGGGCACCCTTGTTTTTCATGGGTACAGATAGTTTAAATTCATGTGCCCATGTTTGTGCAGTATGCCCATTGATATTCATGTGCCCATGTAGTATACTATAATCAAGCTAAGGAAAGGAGGACACGCCAATGGGCAGACAAAAGAAAAACGGCTGCAAGAACTGTCCCGTCGAAAAGATCGTTCTTGCAACCGCAATCCTGAATCTGGTCAAAGTAGTGATCGAGTTAATCGACCGGCTGACCAGCTGAGGAGGGAGGGCACAAGCCCTCTCCCCTTACAGCATACACAATTTACACCGACCTGTCAATATAAAGGAGAATGCCTTATGATGGATACCCTGAACATCGTGCTCGACCTCGTTCTGGTCGTGCTCAACCTGACCGTTATCGTCCTGCTGCTGAAAAAGAAAGGAGAATGACACATGGCAACCAAAGCACATCTGGAGGGCAACAAGCGTTACCTTGCAAACAAAGTGGACGAGATCAAGCTGCGTGTACCCAAGGGGCGCAAGGCCGAGCTGCAGGAGATCGCCCAGCAGTCCGGCGACAGTCTGAACGCCTTTATCATCAAGGCCATAGATGCCTATATCAATCGAGCCGAGGAGTAATCCCCGGCTCTTTTCTTTACTCGCTGCTGAGCGTGATATCGTGCTCCTCCAGCTCGCGGATCAGGTCATCAAGGCTGACATACCCCTGCGAAACACTGTCCGCGAGATAGTTGACTTCGTTCCATATGCGCCGCAGTTTTGTGTAGCCGTAGCCCTCCTTATCCCGCAAGACCGAAAAGAACAGCGCCCATGCCGCTGCGATGGCTTCGTTCTGTGCGGCTTTCTTGGCCTTGTTGACGTCCGCCATCGTTGCCGGCCGCCTGTGCGGATTGACGCGCTTTTTCTTCATGGTTTCCATACCTCCATGTTAAGTAACGCTGTACTTTGTAGCTGTATTCCGTGGTTATCCCTCCTCCCTGTTTAGGTGCTGACGCATGATCCTCACTGCCACCCGGCAGGCTTCCTCGCACGCGGCTACCATCTTCTCGCGGCCGTGCAGACCGCCGTAGTAGTCGATCGCTGCCAGCTCCTCCGCTGTCGTTGCCGGGTCTAATATACGGATTGCTTGTTCAATCGTCATGCTTTTTCTCCTGTTGCTTCACCTTGCGCATCGTCTTGCCCAGTGCCGCGATACGCAGCTGCATACGGTAATTGGCAATGGCTCTGTCCTGCATGAGCGACCACAGCTTCATGCAAATGTCCAGCAGGAACGCAAGGATAATCAGTGCACCGACAACCTCGATGGCGTAAACCAGATGGGCATAGATAATAGCAGATAATTTAGCAAATGTCATTTCATTCGCACCTTTCAAACATCGTTATAGCGGTTCCAGCACTGTACGTTGTTGCAAAATCGCTTTTCCCCGATTTCTTTGAGCGGTTGGCCGCAGAACTGACAGTAACGGCCTACTTGTCTTGTCCGGAGTTCGTCTGCGTGCGATCCGCCGTATTTCAGGCGATTTATCATGCAGACCACTGATCCCGGTTGAGCGGCAGCGATGCAGTATTCTTTTGCTTTGCAGTAATAACATTCAGGCATTGTTTTCACCTCCACTACTTCTCTTGCCGTAGCTACAAAAATCCTGTAGCCACATTACGTGCTTGTACACACGGCATATAATCATGCCGCCACACTCGTTCTGCGCGTTCTCGCAATCTTTACAGCGCACCACTGGTGCAACGTCGGCGGCAGGCAACGCCTTAATCCTCTCTGCGTACCAGCTTGGATAGTGTGCGTCCGGCGGTTCTCCTAAGACGGCATCCAAAGCAGCTTGCTTCTCAATGTATTCAGCCATGCTGCACCATCCTCTTGAAAAATGCCGGCACGTCGCAGAGCTCCGGACCGTTCACACCGACGATGAGCACCGTACCGACAACATCCACACCGCACACGCGGCCGTTGTCCGACAGCCCGAGGATACGGCCCTCCTCATTACAGATTAGCGCCGCGCCATACGGCAGCGTGATGACCTCGATATAGCCGCCGACTTCCTGCTGCAAGGCTTCCAGCGTATTCTCTACCTCTACCAGTTCCGGTTCACAGCCGGGCTTTTTACGGATTGCTTTCATAGCTTATTCTCCCTTCGTTGTCGGCAGCGCCTTTCCGAACGTCAGCCGCTTAACGCGCCGTGCGAGGATGCTCGGCAGGCAGATATTGCCGTCAAACTCTCCTGCCATCCAGAGCGGACAGGCGGGCGTGCAGTGCGAACGGTCTTTGTAGCACGCGCCCTCGTCCCGTTCGAGCGTTTCGAGCAGCTCGCGCAGAAGATTCAGCTCACGGTCGGTCATGTGATGCGCCTCCGTTCCATTTCCATGCGCAGAACGTCTCGTCACAGTCGGTGCAGAGCCGCGCCTCCGGGTTCATATGACCGGTGCAGCCCATGCAGCCGCCGAGGCGCTTGAGCTGCGCAAGCAGCGTGTCGCGTTCCTTTGCGACCTGCTCCAGCGCGTGTTCATACAGGCTCAGCCGCACCGCGGCCTCCCGCGCGATCGCGCAGCCATGCACGCCGCAGTTGTGCTCATGCCCGCAGCCGAGGCAGACCAGCGAGCCGGTCTGCACTTTCATCTGCTCCATAGCTTTGATGAGATCATCAGTTTTCATCAGTCGTCACTTCCCATCTCAATTTCATTTCCGCCGGATAAAGATCCGTTTCCGGGCAGCGAGCGCCTGTCCAACGCAGGCCGCCGGCCTTCCCCATGCACTTCCAGCCAGCGGCTTTCAGGCTTGTCCCCGGTTCGCTCTCCAGAATGTACGTTATCAGTCGCTTGTATCCCATCGCCCGGGCAACTCGCCATGCGGCAGCGTAGAGCATGGAGCACGCATTGCGCGTGCCGTCCGTGCACAGCCGATTGACCTCCAGTGTCCAGTAATCGTCAAGGTGGCGCGACACCGGTCGGCCTACAATAGCAACACCGACGATTTCCTGCCCATCCGCACAAGCAATCGAAAACTTATGTCCGACCGTCGGCTTGTGATGACGGTGATGATCTCTTACATAGGCGTTTGCACCTCGCAGCGAGATCGGTACGATTTTAAGCGCCATGGTTAAGCAACTCCTTCCGCAGCTCTTTGAGCTTGTCCGTCAGCAGGCTCTCGGCCTTGCTCCCGGCTTTCAGCTTGCCGCCCTTGTCGCAGAGATTGAAACGCGGACGGTTGACATTGCCCATGCCCATGCCCATGCTGCCGCCCGGAAAGAAGTCGTCGCCCTCATACCAGCTGGCCGTAAAGAACGAGCCATCCGGCAGGTCGAGCCGGTACACGCTAAGACCGATCTCGGGCGCCTTGTGCCAGATGCCCCAGTTCTGCCAGCCAGACAGCACGGCCTTGCGCTTGCTCTCGTTGGTCAGGGCAAGAATGTCCTTACCCGTCAGTTCCAGCATCATACCTCATTGCCTCCCATTCGCAGCAGCTCTGCGGCCACGCACTCCGAGCAGTGCTCGATCAGGTCGTCATGGTCCTCGATTTCTCGCGGAAATCTGCAATACTCGTCGCAGAACTCCTCCATCACCTTGTTTGCCCGCTGCTCCCAGCAGGCCGGATGGAACACGGGTGCAGTCCGCACGCCCTGTCCACAGAATTTACATTTTGCCATGGTTGTTCTCCTCTCAAACCAGAGCTTAAAACAGCTCAAACGAATTACAGCGGGGAATAATCCCCGTTTTTGTCCTGCTCTGCCTGCATGGGCATACCGCACGCAAGACAGTTCTGCTCGATAATACGTTCCTTGGCATTCGTATGGTAGACCCATGTATGGCCGCACTCACAGCGGAATTTCAAACGGTGCAGATCGTGCAGCGCGTTGTTCTCACCGCACGACTTACAGCGATAGAACCCGATCGGGCACCGCGCATTAAAACTGCCGGTTTCGCCGCAATGCACACAGGTGATACGAAGAAAACCCTTGTAGCTCTCCTGCGGCGCGGGTTCTTCGGCCGGTTCGCCCTCGTCTTCGTCCAAATCAGACGGCTGCTCTTCGCTTTCCGGTTCTGTGTCCTCGTCCCTCGGTGCTTCCATCTCCACCGGCTCTGCAATATCGGGATACTCACCCAGCAGAGCACGGGTCAGTGTACCGAACCAGACGTTGGCCTGCTCGTCCGACATTTTGACGGTCAGCACCATGTCGTTGGTTGCAATGCGGATTTTATTCATGTTTCTTCTCCTCTCTCACCCAGCCCGACCATGCTCCGCACCTTTGCGTACATCCGCAGGGTATCAATGGCACGGGTTTCGTACACGCTGCCCTGACTGCGGCTGATCGGAATATCGCGCTCGATGGCGTGCCAGCCCATGCCGTCCATGTATCGCTTCTCGATGACCTCGCGTTCCAGACTGCCCGGCTCCAGAAAGTCAATGATGTCCATGATCTCCAGCGCTGCGCGAGCCATTTCGGCCTGCTGGGCGCGGATACGCTGCTCCACCTCGTCAATACGGTAAGCGAAAGCCGCAGCTCCCTCGCTGGGTGAACCGCTGCGCGGCATACCGTCGTACCGAACGGCACCGAGCGGGCACTGCATATCCTGCTGGAGCTGGGCACGGCGGCGTTCGAGGTCGCACTTGCGGCGCTTGGCCGAAAGATACTGCCGCAGATACCGCCGCAGCACCTCACGTTCTTCCTTGTCTGTCATTCGTTCACCTCCACACCGTTCTGCAGGAGAATCTCCCGCACCTCGTCCACATAGCTGACAACGTACACCTGTCCGCCTGCCTGCCGTATCTGCTCGTGGAACGCCTCCTGCAGAGGACTGACCCTGCCGAGCAGCGGCCGCTTGACCTCAAAGCCGAAGTAACGTCCGTTCATCACGCCCGAAATATCCGGGTGGCCGCCCGACTGGTACGCGCCTGCACTGTCTTTCCAGAACAGCGCGTGCGGCAGGCTGTTCAGGTATTGCAGGATGGCGGTCTGGAATTTCGCCTCCTTCGGGATGAGGCTCGGCACCATGCGTTTGGCGGCTGCATGGTCGGGCGCACGGCCGGTATTCACCAGCCAGTGAACCAGCTCCGCCATCGAGCCGAATTTCTGCAAAGTTTTTATGGTCATTTGTCGGTTTTCTCCTTGATTTCGGGGTTCCTAACACCTTGCAAACAGGTCAGGTGTTAGGATTTATCTGTTCGTTTTGTTACCGTTTCGTCTGTGCCGCCGCAAAATCCATCGTTTGACGCGCTGTGCCGGTTGCGATTTGCGAGAACCGCACACCTAACACCTAAATTTTGAACACACACCGTATATTTGTGAAAAGTTCATTGCGACCATGCGTTTTCAAACTTTTTCGCGCGCAAGAGATTCCTTACGGAATTAGGTGTTAGGGTGTTAGGAATTAGGAAAAACATAGACCACGCCTACACTTTTCGCCTAACACCTAACCTAACACCTGCCTAACACCTAAATGTTAGGTGTTAGGATTTTCGTCGAACGGACTGGGTTCGCCGTCCGAAATTTCGGTGAAATCCTGCTGCGGTTCTTCTGTCATACGGAACGCAATGAAGCGACCGTTCCGACCGTTGAACCAGCGCTGCACAGACGTTTTCTTATCCGCGCCGACTACGATACCGCCGGTATCCGCAAGGTGCTTCATGGTTTTTCGATACGAAAATCCTGCGTGCTCCAGCGCCTCACGCAGCGAGGTCGGGATGATATACGCCACCTCGTCCTCCAGAAAGCCGTAGCAGGTGCCGGTGCAGTCCTTGCCGAAATTGCGCGTGCTGCCCGAAGTCACCCAGTCGCGGATAAAGCTGACGGCGTTCTCGTTGACATCGGGCGGCTGGTTG